ACAGAGAGCTTGATGCTGTGAATGATAAGTACAGAAAAGAGCAAGAGGAGAAGGACAGAGCTTTGATGGATGCAAAATTAGAATTGACAAGCAGAGGTCTCAGTGCTTTATCTGAGCTCATTGGATCATTCAATGTAAAGGATGAGAAGAGAGCAAAGAAACAATTCCAAATCATGAAGGGAATTCAAATGGCATCTGCTTTGATTGATACATACAAAGCCATCACAGGAGCTCTTGCAGATACATCTCCTATTCCCTACTACATGAAAGTAGCCAATGCAGCCATAGCTGGAGCAACAGGATTCGCACAAGTAGCAAAGATTGCACAGACTTCATTCAACAATCCAGCTGTCACTGATGGGGGGGGAGGACTGAATGGCCAAAATAATGGGGGAGGTGGAGGAGGAATGCAAGCTCCACCAATTGACTTCTCATTCATGCAGCAGACAGGACAGCCGAACACAGTTGAGACTTATGTGCTTGCTGGAAATGTGGCTAATGCTTTAGAAGCAAGACAGAAAATCATTGATCAATCACACTTGTAAAAAAATGAAAAAGCAATCTTTTCCACTTTTAAGGAAAGCCATCAAGTTGGGAGTGCATGAGGGACTGAGTAGAGTAGATGACATGGAAATCACAAATGAAGATGCCATTGTCAATGAAATCATTGAGGCAATAATTGAACAGATAGAAGAACAATACAATTATGAGTGAAGTCAAAGTAATTGAATACGGTCTTGGCGACAATGATGAATTCGGAGTCTATGCCATCTCTTTAGTAGATCAGCCAGCAATAGAGGTGGACTTTGTTGCTTTGAAAAAAGACAACATACTACTTGCAAGAGTAGAAGATGGAGAGAAGCGGATGCTATATGGGCCAGCTCTGATTCCAGATCAGCCAATTCTTCGCTATGATAAGAATGGAGAAAAATACTTCATCAAATACAGCAAAGAAACAATTGAAAAAACTGCACAAGAATTCTTGAAAAGGAATCTCCATCACAATCACACTATTCAGCATGAGATGCCTGTGGCAAATCTGACTGTTGTGGAGTCATGGATAAAGATGGGAGAGGACAAAGGGATGAACTTTGGATTTGACTTACCAGATGGCACTTGGATGATTGGTGTGAAGGTAGATGATGACTCAACTTGGGAAGCTGTGAAGCAAGGTGCAGTGAAGGGATTCTCAATTGAGGGATTCTTTGTGGCTGAGAAAGAAGAGCTCACAGATGAAGAGGAGCTTGAGAGAATGCTGACACAAATTGTACAGCAGTTAGAAACGAAATAGAAAAAAATTCCACTTACTAATAACACAAAAAAAATGATTCAAGAACTGATCAACAAATTTGCTCCAATGCTTGAGAAGCATGGGGTGAAATTATCAGCAGCAGAAGAGACAGTCACTATTGAGATGGCTGTTGAAGGTGCTCTTGCTGATGGCACTGCTATCTTTTCACCAGCATCTGAATGGGTGGAAGGTGTAGAAATCTATGTGATGGATGCTGATGGCAATCCTATTCCACTTGCAGATGGTGAATACCAACTTGACAATGGAAAGATCATAGTAGTATCTGAGGGCAAAGTTGCTTCAATTGCTGAAGCTCCAGTAAACGAGGAAGAGATTCCTGTTGAAGAAGAGCAAGCTGTTGAGGAGACTTATTCCAAAGATCAAGTTGAAGCAATGCTCAACAACATCATCAATGAATTCTCAACTAAGTTGTCAGCTGTAGAAGCTCAATTGAGTGAGGCAAATTCAAAGATTGTTGAATTGTCAAAAGCTCCGGCAATCACTTCAGTAAAGCAAAGAACTGCAAATGCTGAAGCTTCTGCTCCTATCAACTTGAAAGACATGAAATCAATTCACCACAGAGCAAATGCTATTGTGGCCAAATACACAAATAAATAAATAAAAAAAGAAAAAAGAAATGGCAACATCATTAACCATCTCAAGTTCAAGCTATGCTGGTGAATTAGCATTACCATATATAGCTGCTGCTGTATTGTCTGGAGATACTCTTGCAAATGAGTACGTGACAATTCACGAAAATGTTAAGTACAAAGCTGTACTTAAAACTTTATCAACTACAGGCATCGTTAAAGCTTGGGGTTGTGACTTCGACAATTCAGGTACTACCTTGACTCTTGCTGAAAGAGTGCTTCAGGTAACTGACTTGAAAGTGAATATCGAAGTGTGCAAGACTCAATTTGCAAAAGATTGGGAAGCTGCACAAACTGGAAGAGGTTTCATCAATGACACTTTGCCAGCTAACTTCGCAGATTTCATGCTTGCTCACGTTTCTGCTAAAGTTGCTGAATCAATTGAATTCAACATCTGGCAAGGTAACTTCACACCGGGCGGAGCTGCTGCTACTTACACTGCATTCACTGGTATTCTTGAGACTTTAGATGTAGCTAAAGGTGGAACTCCTGATGTTAACATCGGTACTATCTCTGCTTCAACTGTTGTTGCTGACATCCAATCTGTAGAAGCTGTATTGCCCGCTGCATTGGTTGGTGATCCAGCTGTGAAGTGCTATGTGAACAAGAAGACTGCACAATTCTATCGTCAAGCTCTTGGTACTTTGGGATATCTTCAGCAATTCAATGCTGCTGTTGCTGTGCCAATGACTATTGATGGCTACGAAATGTATGTTTGTCCCGGTATTCCTGACAACACTGTTGTGTTCGCTAAGAAGGACAACTTGCACTTTGGAACTGATTTGAATTCAGATTTCAACGAAGCTAAAGTTGTTGACATGTCAGAAACTGATGGTTCAGACAACGTTCGTGTTGTGATGAAATTCAGAGCTGGAACTCAAGTTGCTTTCCCAACTGAAGCAATCTTAGCATACTAAGAAGAATCCTTTGTTCAGTAGGTGAGAGCTCAGTTCTCTTGCTTACTGAACAGATTCATTTCAATAATTACATAAAAAAAATAAGACACAACAATGAGCTGTAGCCTTACACATGGGATGAGCATCAACTGCAAAGAAGGCATTGGTGGCATCAAAGCTGTTTATCTTGGTACATTCGCAACATTCGGAGAGAACAGTGCGACTATCAACGGAACTACCAACATAGTTACTGCTCTTGCAACAGGCACAATCTACAAATATGATTGTCCAAAGAACACAGGAAGCTTCACTGAAGAAGCTGCTATCTCAATTGAGAATGGAACAATTTTCTATACTCAAACGGTTGTAGCTGCTCTTCATGGCCTATCTTCTGCTCGATCTTTAGAGCTTCAGAATATGGCGAAAGGAAGACTTGTTGTATTCGTGCAAGACAGCAATGATAATATCTGGATGGTTGGATACCACACTTCTGCTGAAGTGACTGCATTCACCACACAGACTGGAACTGCGAAAGGAGATATGAATGGATATTCAGTGACTTTCACTGCTGAAGAGAAGAACAAAGCATATATGCTTGATGCTTTTGATCCAGCAACAGAAGCTCCATTCGACAACTTCGCAACAATCACAGTTTCTACTTCAAACATCTAAGATCAGAAGTACATGCTGTACTTACTGACAAATACACAAGCACAGCTCCTCTTCTTGCAAATTCAGGAAGGGGAGCTTTTGCTATCTAATTTTTACACTGACTATCTGCTTGAGCTTACTAATGAACAGACACTTGAGAAGCTTTATTGCATTCCTCAAATATCTGTGAGCAATGACAGATACACTTCAATTGTCATCAGCACAGATGCAAATGATCCATTGAATTCTTCTCTATTAATTGAATATCCAGCTCGCTATTCTTTCAAGGTTTATGGGCAGAATTCAAGCACAAATTTAGATCCCACAAATGCTGCTGTAGTAGGCATGATTGAGAAGGGATATTTGATGGTGCAAGACTTTTCAACACCATATTTTACTGATCCAAATCTGTCCGTAAATTCGGATATTACATACAATGGATAAGATACAACACACAGCTCCACTAATTGTGAACATGGCAAAGGACTATGTTCAAGAAGCAGTTGAAAAGGAGACACCAAAAGGATGGGTAAATCATGGAGAGAACAATCTCTTCAGTCAATACCTGATTGACTTGTACAACACAAGCTCTGTACATGGTTCACTTACCATGTCAATAGCTTTCACCATAGCTGGAAAGGAATTTAGCACAGCTCTTCCAATAGCAAAGAGAGAGGCAGATAGACTCAAGATTGATTCATTAAGACACAGCACTTCACTTGATTTGAAGTTGCATGGTGGATTCTTTTGGGAGGTTGTATGGTCAGTAGACAGAACTACAATAGCTCGCATCAATCACTTGCCATTTGAGAATTGCAGACTTGCAGTGACAAATGAAGAGGACATC